TTTGCCCTGTTTCAGGCATACCTAATTGAGTTAATGCACCTAAACCTTTGACAGTTTCACCTACGGCACTTGCTAAAGGAACTCCAGCTAATGTAGCTAACATAGGATTTTTAATCTTTGGTATGTCATAGCCACCAATAGACACAGTTCCCTCTTTACTTTGAGGTTTGTAATTAGATTTAAAATGTGCTAATGCCTCAGCCTCAGTACCTTTACCTTCTACTTCATAAACCACACCATCAGGTGCAGTAATTTCGTAAATAGCCATTATTGCTGTTTCCTTCTAATGGTAAATTTTTCATCAGTAGTTTTTGGTTCTTCTTTTGCACCAAATCTGTTTTCAGTTGCATATTCTGTATCAAAACCAAATCTATTTTCAGATCGCTTTAAGAATCTATTAGTTGCTGTAGATGCTCTTTCTACCCAATTTTCCATAATCTTAGGACTTGCCTCGTAGCCTGGGAAATCTTTAATCATTTGTGCCATTTCTTTGTCAGAACTTGCACCTTTCAATCTTGATAAATTATCTAATAAAGCACCAATTTGTAGGTTATTAATCTTTGTTTGAGCATTAATTGTTTCATCTGGCCCTACCATCCTACCAACTCTTGAAGTTGTGTAGTCCGTTAATGACCCATAAGCATTTTTAATGTCTTTTTTACTTAATTGATCTAACTTAAATGCTAAATCTGTTGCAGCATCATGTTCTGTTCTAGCTGCAGTTACAGCAGTTGCAGGGAAAACTTCTCCTTTTGGTGAAATGTAACGACCTGTCTTATCAAACTTACCAACAGGAACTCCATTATTATTTACACCACCTCCTACAGTACCAGTTGGGTCACCTATATTAATTTTAAGTTGTTTTCTATTGGCATCTTCATTTTGGTATTGTTGATATGAACCTGTGTAACCTTCTTTTTTAGCTAATAAATATTCTTGATACGATACAGGGAATTTTTCTTCTTCAGGTGTGCCTCTAGCTATAACATCACCTTTACGATTAACAACTGTTCCACCTCTAGGAACGACTAATGGAGTATCTTCTTTAAACATACTTGACATTAATTGAGGTGCAAGTGCTTGACCACCTGGACTTTGTGCGTTTAACGCTTTCATCAATGCACCCATCTTGTCAGGTGCTACGGCTGCTTTGTTAAATGGTAAAACATTACCTTCTTCATCGCCTAATGTTGAACCTTCTCTAACTACTTCAGGTTGTCCCATCATTGTGCTAAAAATATCTTTAGTTTCAGCTACATTTTGTCCACGAATCAGATTAGCCAACTTAGCCTGTCTACTTTCGACATCTTCACTTGCTTTTCTACCCATATAAGCATTAGCTAAAGGTGCTAACTGTTGTATTATGCTAGGTGCAACATAACGACCACTTACCATTTGTCCTTGTGGTTGTTCTAATGCCCTTGATTGCAATAAATCTGCAAGTTTCTTCTGTCTTTCAAGAGCCAATATCTCAGGTGCATTTTGATCAAGATAGGGAGATTGTGCCATTATGCTGTCCTCAATAAATTTGCTAGTGCAGTTGTATCTTGCACAGGTTGATTCTGTTGTCCAAAGTTAAATGGATTCGCTTGTTTGTAAATAGCTGGTAATGGTGTTTGAGCCATCTGTGTACCTCTTAACATATTTGCCATGTTTGACTGTTGTTGCGTATTCTGTGCGTTCTGTAATGCTGTTCTTTGTAATTGTTGTGTCTGTTGTTGTGGTGTAAGTAGTTTTCTAAGTTGATTGGCTGCTCTTAACGCATCTTTTACATTGGTATTAGATGAATAAACAGGCTTATCAGATGCTAAATCTTGTACTGATACACCACTAAGTCCTGTAGGTGCTAATACTTGTCCTAATGTTTGTTGTCCTAAACCTTCGCCTGTACCTAAAATAGAACCTATACTACCTAACTCTGCACCACCTATACCACCACTACCTATAGGTAATAAAGGATTACTTGCAAGTGCATCTATAGCTGCTAAATTAGACTCTGCACCACCACCTACTAAGTTACTTACTGTATTGAAATTAGCTGATACTTCAGGGTTTGCTGTGTTGTAAAAAGGATTTAATGGATTAGTAGAGGCATCTGCACTTAAACTTGTGCCTTGACCCATCTGAAATGTTCCTAATGGCTCACTAACTGCTGATTCTCCTATCCCACTTCCTATTGCTGTTTCGGCTGCACCTGTTAAACCAGCTTCACCTAATAAAGTAGTTCCAGCTACATCGGCTATAGCACCTTCACCAGCTAATGTTGCTAAACCTGTTTCTGTAGCACCTGCGAATGCTGCTTCTGTGGCTGCAGCTTCGGCTGCTGATACTGCTGCTGCCTCTGCACCTGCCTCGGCTGCAAATAATGTAGGATCAACATAACCTGTTACTACTGCTACAGCTACTACTGCAGGCAATACCCAACCGCCAGGGATTTCTTCGTTTACAAAGTCATCTACTTCTGCTAGTCCACCACCTACTGATTGCACACCTTCGTCAATAGCATTAAGCAAACCTTGATCGCCACCACCTGTGCCTATAGCATCAGAAAAATCATCTAAGATTCCTCCTCCACCACCACCATACAATTTAATCTTGCCTAATGTTGGTTGAAAAGCACCTAAAGGTAAATACGATTCGTGGTTATATCTCATACTTTAGCCATCCATTTATATTTAGGATTGTCACTAGGCATTACTTCGACATCTAGCTTGCTTAATAAATCTAATGTTTGTTCTTGTACATCTGAACCATAAACTGTTTCTAAGTCTGTGTTGCGTATCTTTTTAATAAACTGAATCATTGCTTTTGCTACTCGTATAGGACTTTCTTGCGTAAATATATGTAGTTCTACTGCTTTTTCGCCTATATTAATTAAGACAAGAACTGTATCGCCTTCTTGTAATAAGATTGCACCTTTACTTTGAATTAGCTTAGTAAGAGCAGCCAAAGGCTTAACTGGGTCTTTGCCCAATCTTTCATAATCAGCTTTTATGATTTGACTAGCTTTCATTAGAAATCATATCCAAAAGCTGAGTTAAACAAATAACTTAAATCATCAGGAGTCGATACTTGCGTATATAAATCTGCTAAAGGATCAGTAGCCATACCAGCTATATCTGAACCATAAGTTGAGCCAGCTAAACCAATCGACTTTAAGAAATCTTGATCACCAGTAATTGCAGGCCCTGTACCAAATAATGAGTTCCATAATCCTGTACCACCTATTGCATCTAATCCTTTTGCACCAAGATTATATAATCCACCTAATGTGCTATTAGCACCTGTTCCACCTAATATTGCACTTGAGCCTAATCCCATTAACCCACTTAATTGTGCTGATCTTTGTGCTGCTTCAGCGTTTTGTCTTGCTATTTCTGTAGCGTTTTGACTTGTATAAGCACTTAGATAATCAGGCCCTGCTACTGCTGCTTGGTTATAAGGAGTTACATAGCCTGGAGTTGCTAGATTACGAATATTCGCTGCAGTTGTATTCTGTAGTCCTTGTGCTTGTAAACCTGTTTGCATACCACCAACAATAGCACTTGTAAGAGCATCATTTTGTGTTTGACCTAACAATGTTTTAGCACGATTGTAAGCCTCAGAGCCAGGCATAATTCCTTGATTAGCTAACTGTGCATCAAGAGCCTCTCTTGCTTGAGATTGTTGTGGTGCTAACCTTTGCATGATTGCATTAGAATAAGTATCGCCAGGGTTAATTCCATACATCGGATTTGCTTGTGATGCTTGTAAACCAGCTAGTGAACTTTGAGTTAGATTTTGTAACTCAGGACTTAACTGTTGATTAGCACTCCAAATAGGATTACCTTGAGCATCTGTACCTGTTTGTTGATAACTTAGACTTCCGTAAGGTGTTTGTTGATTGATACGATTCGCTGCAGTTGCTTGTAATGCACCAGCAATATTACCTTGAGCATTAGCTTGTGCAGCTTGAACAAAAGGGTTTGTAGAAGTAAATTGACCTGTCTGTGCTTGTCCAAATGGTGTTTGACCCATGAAATTAGGTTGCACAGTTTGAGTATTTACAGGATTTTGTTGTTGCATAGGTTGTGGTTGAAAAAACTGAGGAGGTTGTTGTGCTTGCATTGTTTGAGGTGCTTGCATTGCAGGGTTTGGTTGTTGCTGTTGATTAAAAAAAGGTTGAATTAACTGTTGTCTAGCTTGTGCAGACATTGGATTACCTTGTGCATCTAATACATTTGCATTTTGATAGTAATTTGAATCAAACTCAGGACTTCGCATTGCAGTTTGTACATCTTGGGCTGTGTAATTTGGTGGAACATAGCTAGGGTCAAATTGTTCTCTCCTAAACATTGCACCTTGATTATCAGGCATTGCACCTTGTTGTCCCATGAAATTACCAAATTGATTGTAGCCCTCAGGTTGTTGTCCTAATGTACTATTACCAATAGGGTTGCTATCAGGAGGTACGCCATATTCAAATTGATTCATAAAAGGACTAGGAACACCAAATTCTTCTTGAATATTTGGTTGTTGTCCCATGTAATTAGGGTTTTGTGGCATTGGTAATCCACGATTTGTTGCATAGGGATTAAGACCTTGTTGAGGTTGTTGTCCTAACCCCATTAAACCTTGATTTGGTTGTTGCTGATCAAATAAACCCATAACTCTCTCCTGTTAAAAGAAACCAAGTTATCGGTCTTGTACCAATTATACTCGATTTTCTTAAAAAACTATATAACTCCACCAGCTTCCATTACAAAATCGGTAGATGTCCAATGCACTTCAATTCCTTGACTTGCAATACTTAAATTTAACCCTGCACAGTAACCTATTCCTGTTACTCCTTGCCAATCTTTATTAATTGTCAATGTTCCACCCCATGTTGCTTGATCCCATAACGCTGTATCCCACTTACCTATTGCATAAGCACCAGGGTTAAACTGTACTGCACCTAAGTTATTCTGTTGTTGAAAGTCTGTCGATACATTGCATAAAACAGTCGGTACACCATTATCTGTCAATAGCATAGGTCTTACCATTGTGAATCTTTTTTGTTGCCCTCTAGTCTCGAAATAGCTATATGCCTGTTGAACTTGACCTGTTATGTTGTTGCCATTATCTGCGAATGTGTCCCAAAACTTACCAACATAGCCATCTCCACCAAAGTACATTTCACTAGAACTCATCTGAAAGGTATAAGCCTCAATGCCTGTAAATTGTCCCCATGACTTTGTAATCGTGTGCATGACATATTGTTGCATTCCTGTATCTGTAGGAATGTTCAAAATAAGCATATTCTCACCAGCGTAATACGAAATCTGCCAATTAGGTAAACTTGAGAAATTACTAGCTGCTTGACTTACAGCATAATAAATCTTATCTGTAAGATTAACTCTAGGGTCTAATCGTGATGACTGTAAAGCACTAGCAAGTGGTACAAGTCCATCTTGAGTTAGTAATAGAACATCACCACCCCACTTAAAAAAGCATCTTCTAGTAAATGTTTGTCCTAATTGCCATACCCCTTTTAATGCCCATGTCGCTACATTACTAGGATCAGTACCTAAAAAGACGATTGTTTCGCCATTAGATGTAACAAATACAGCATAATCGTCTGCACCTTCGCCAGCGTCTATTGTCCATGTTGCCATTGCTTGTAAATAGCCACCATTTCTTGCAATACTACCAAAATCTAGCTGACTTGCTGCACCACCTATGCTTTGAACAGGCATATACCAATTATTTAGCGTGTCTTTTTGCGTGAAATACAGTCTGTTTTTAAAAAGATTAACTCCTATAAATGTATTTGAATTTACTCCTGTAATCCCTAAAACTGTATAAGTTCCTACTACTGTTGCATCAGCAGCAGGGGTACTCGCCATCGTATATGTAAATGTCGTTACACCTGTAACTGTAATTCTGTAATTTCCGTTATATTCGCTACTTGTTGCACCTGTAATTGTGACTTGATTACCTGTTATTAGCCCATGATTAGCTGCTGTCGTTAGAGTAGCTGTAGTTCCACTTCTTGTTATAGTAGAAATAGTCTGTGCAGTTGATGTCGTAGCCACATAAGACCAAAATGTTCCGTTATAGACTAGGACTGGGTCTGCACCATTACACGCTACTAGAAAACTACCACCTGAGTTAGTTAGAGATACATACTGAAGTCTATTATTAGTTAATCCTGTAAATACGCTTGTTGCTGTACTTGTAGATGCGTCATAAATAATTGAAGTACCTACTGCAAACAGTTTATTACCTGTAGGACTTGAGTAATTCATCAAAGTATTAACTTTACCTGATATACCTATTGAGGACTTTGTGTAGCCTTTCCTAAAAGTAATGTCTGTAGGTGTAGGAAACCAGTTATTCATGGTTACAGCATCCATTGCATCCATATTAGCTAATGAATCTCTTGCGTTCCAACCCCCAATAGGTGATGGAATACTAGCAGTCTTAGCCCTAAACTTTTGTGGGATCATGAGCCATACCCAGTATCAGGAATGTTTGCATATCCTATCAATACCTTGCTTGGATAAGGTGCAAAACTCAATGTAGCACTACCCTTATCGTTTGCTTTAGCTACACTTAAGTACCTTTCGTAATCTTGTTGTAGGCTTGTAGTATCAAAGTTCTTAATTTGGAAGAACTTGAGTTTAGTAGCAAGCACCATGATTGTATCGTCAAGGAAAGTCGTGTCAGTATCAGCAGTAAAGCTGTTTTTAACAACTCCAGTTGAACTTTCAGCCCACCCTTTTGATCTGTATTCATATCCTAGATACTCCTGTGTGTTCATTAATGGCCAAATATGAAAATACTCGCCATAAATTCGCCACCTAATGCGTGGCCCTGTTGAAATATAACCCGATTTAAGCCATTGCCATTGTTGTGCATCCTCTGGCCCGAGCATTTCCCAATGTTTGGTTTTGTCCCAATGAGTTCTATCAGTAATAGTCTCGTAATCACTTGGTAAATCATATTCCATTTGACCAAATGTAAGTGCTATACCAACATTAGTTGCTTGTAATGGTTGATTAAGCGTGACAGTAGAACCAGCAACAGAAACAATAGAACAATCTTGTGCTATTCCTGTGCCAGTTACTTGCCATTTATCACTTAAACCTGTTGTATTTGCTACATTTAACAGATTGTAAGAGCCATTTACACCATCGCCAGTCGTACTAATAGCTTGCGTATAGAAACGATACTCCTTTTGCAATGCTCGCCAATCGTATTCTTTAATCAGGTTATAACCAGCACGATTCATTAAAGCTAATAACTGAATTACATCTTGCTGAGTATTGCCTGCGACATAAGTTGGTGCAACTAGACCTAGTTCACTAGATGTTTGTTGCATGAGTTCGAGCATTGTCGATGACATATTATTCCTCTACTTTTGGTTTCCTACCTCTTTTTTGACCAACGGCTGCAAGTAGAGATGTCATTTGGGATTCAAACTTAGTTTGCAT